ATGAAGAGTCCGCTATTCAAAACGAAAATGCAAGTTTACATTCCCTGCTAAATGCAGGACTAACAACAGGCCGTCTTGAGAATGGATTAGCTGCAGCTATTATGACACTTGGTGGTCATCATGCTCCTATTAGTGAAGCTAGAACGGTGTATCTAACATGGACTAAAGAGTTTATTGATACTGCAGTTTTAGCTAAAATGTTTATTCCCGGTTTTGGTAATTCCTTTTATAAAGATTCTATTGATCCTAAGTGGGAAAAAGTAGCAGCACATATTAAAGAGTTTTACCCACAGCACGATGCTCGTATTACAGAGATTACACAATGGTTGGCTGATAACAATTTAAAGTTATTCCCAAACGCTGCTATGTATTCAGCTGTTGTTTGCGAAATCCTAGCAGTAGTACCGGGAACAGAGGTTGCATTACTAATAATGGCAAGACTTCCTGCTTGGTCGCTTGCTTGGGCAAATAAGAATGATTCGTTTAGATTGATAAAACTCTGAGTTCCAATGGTTGGGGCTACAGATATACTGTATATCAGAAAGGAGAAAAATTATGAACACTGAAACTGAAATGATTGATGGAGTTGTTACTGAAGTTACCACTCCCGCACAGGAAATGGTTCCTGCTATCCGTAGTGATAGCGTAGTTGCGTATCTCAGCGGACTTGCTTCCGGTCTGAGTGCTATTGTTAACGACCTAAACATGCAAGTGAATCAGATCACTAGCGAAATGAATAAGGACAAGACCACTAATGGTTAATAAGAAGATGAAGAAGATGCCTCAGTTTGTGACTGAGGTTGTTGAAGTTAAGTGGAGCAATCTTCTTAAGCCAGATACGGCTTTTGGTGAGGCTTCGGCTAACCATAACATTACGATTCTTCTTGACAAGACTCTTGAAAAGAAGCTCGCTGAGTTGCTCAAGCAGTCTGGTGCTAAGAAGATCAATGGTATCATGGAGAAGGATGGAGTCAAGACATTCAAGGCAAAGAGCCGAATGTATGTCGAGCAAGGTAAATTCCCTTGCGTAGATTCTGCTGCACAGGAAACTGATGCAGTTCCTTTTGGCGGTGACAAGGTTCGCTTGAAGCTTGCTCCCGCTGTTGTCGCCCGTGATAACAGCCTGTCTGTTTACCTTAATGGTATTCAGATTGTGGAGAAGAATGCCAACAATATGACCGGATCTACTGGCGGTGGCTTTAGTGCTGTCGATGGTGGATATGTTGGTGCAGCCACTACAAAGTCTGCGCCCGAAGTTGAAGAGACTGAGGACGAAGACCTTCCATTCTAATTGAACTGGAAGTTTAATATCAATCCCGTGGCTGCATCAAGACCACGGGTTGGTAAATGGGGTGCTTACTATACAGGTACTTACAAGGAGTTCAGGGAGAAGGCATCAGAGATTGTATGGGAAACCATCGGTAAAGACTTTGAACCTATCGACACAGAACTAGCAGTAAGTATTGAGTTATATGTAAAGCGTCCAAAAACTACTGAGAGGGAATGGCCGAAGGCAGATATTGACAACTTTGCCAAGGCTGTTCTGGATACTATGAACGGAAAGATTTGGAAGGATGACTCCCAGATAACTTCCCTTCATGTATCCAAGCAGTGGGCTGACAAGGGTGAAGACGGTTACTTCACTTTAGAAGTAAATACCTAAAAGGATTGGGGAGAAATCCCCTTTCCTTTTTTCAAAAGGAGAATCATGTACGAAAAGATTTCAGTTGAGTTGATCGACAAGATGGGAACAGACAACACGGTTGTCGATGCTGCTAGAGTGTCGTTCAGTAAAGAAGCTACCAACTACACAGAAGATCAGAATAGTAAGCTTATTAAGTACTTGGCAAAGCACAATCACTGGAGTCCTTTTGCACACTGTACTCTACAATTTAGAATTAAGGCTCCTATCTTTGTTGCCCGACAGTTGCAGAAGCATCAGGTCGGGTTTGCTTGGAATGAAGTAAGCCGCCGCTATGTTGACTATGATCCCACCTTCTGGAATCCAGATGGTAACTGGAGAAAGAAAGCTGATAACAAGAAGCAGGGATCTATGGATGATCTTGTCGATGATCCTCTTGAGTCTCAAGATGTCTTTGAGGATGCTATGCGTTACTGCATGCTGACCTATAGCATGATGCTTGCCAACGGTGTATGCCCGGAGCAAGCCCGTGCCGTGCTTCCTCAGTCTATGATGACTGAGTGGTACTGGACGGGTTCTCTGTACGGCTTTGCCCGTGTGTGCCAGCTACGGCTTGATGCTCACGCTCAGAATGAATGCCGACAAGTTGCCATGTGTCTCAATGACGCATGTGCCAAAGCATTCCCGATATCTTGGAAGGCTCTTAATGAAACATTGGATTGAACTGGCTAAGCATATTGCATCGACTGTCGATAGAGACAGGGCGCATATCTCGCTGATCGTTAGAAAGAATAGACTGCTTGCTGTTGGAACCAATAACTGGAAGACTCATCCCAAGACTGCTGAGTATGGCTACATGTACCCATATCTACACTCTGAACTGGATGCCTTCCGAAAGATAAAGATACCACAAGATAAACTGGTTCTTTATAACTTCCGGTTTAGCAAGACAGGTAGGTTGGGCATGTCTAAACCATGTAAGTTTTGTATGCCTTGGTGTTCTCATGTATTTGATAGAATCATTTACTCTAATGAAGAAGGTAAAATTGTAAATGATATTCAATAAAAAGGAAAACTATGGATAAACTGATTGCTGAAAAGTGGGTTGCTGCTCTTCGTAGTGGCGAGTATAAGCAGGGTAAAGGTGTGCTGCATAATCAAGACAGTAATACTTACTGCTGTCTTGGTGTTCTCTGTGATCTTTTTGTAAAGGAAAAGAATATTAGAGATGCTTATTGTCAGCAGCGTATGCTTAGTGATTCTTCACTTGTCACAGCTTTTGATGGAACTACGGGTACTTTACCTAGAGATGTTCGTTATTGGTCAGGTATTAGCGATGATAATGGGCAGTTTCAATATGACAAGCCTATTCCTAGTCGTGATACATCATACTTTAGAGATGAACAAACTTGCTTGCTTACCAGCATGAATGATGGTGAGTACGGCCACGACTTTACCTTTGAAGAAATTGCAAACATTATTGAAGAACAATGGAGACAACTATGAACTTCGGTATTGATCCTAACAATCGAGATCGCTGTGTTATCCAAGCCCCTTGTGATCTTGCCTATATGCAGAAGCAGCGTGATCTTCTTTGGAAGATCTACTCTGATTCCCTGCTCTCTAGTGATGAAGATATTGCTTATCTTCGTACCACTATTGGTTTTCTAGATCACTTTATTCACGGCGTATACTTTGTAGCCGCTGAATATCACACTGCTAACCGGAGTATTTACTAAATGCTTATTAAGTCAAATGAAAAATTTGTTAAGAAGTTTAAGATGCCTGTTGTTTACTACCATCTTTGTATATCTTTTAAGTTGAACAACGAACAAGATCTTTATGACCCTGTTGATTGGATCATGGGAGAAGATTGTACCTACGGTAAAAATAAGAAACGCGCTAGTGCTTTCAAGAAGTTTAAGCTTCTTGAACCCGACACTGGATATAATCTTATGACTGGTGAAAGAGATCTTACTTTCGTCGGATGTACAAAAGAACAGATGCAGTATCTTGTCAACGCTTACAAGAATAGTCCATTCCGTATTACTTATCTTGCTTGTGGTATAGATGACGAATAAATCCAATACACTGGTAATGATTCAAGCGTACCTTGATGGTGGAAGTGGCTCCACGATGGAGCAGATCATCATGAAGCAAGCCTATGGGGACATTGTTCGGCTTACTGCTGAACGGGATGAGGCACGGCGGGAAGTGTGTAGAAACGAAGCCAATCATCTACCAACAATGGCAGATCCGCGCCGTGAAGCGGCTCGTCGTGGTTGGGACTGCTTCAAGGAGGACGGCAATGCCTAACACCAAGAAGAAAATCAAGACCACCCGCATCACCAAGATGGAGCGTCTGCGTATTGAGGCAGAGAAGAATCGTCCCGTGGGCGTGAGGGTTGTGTCGGGAGGACGGTGCGAAGTGGAGATCACCACGCTCTACAACTCCACGATGTACAAGCGCATGGGAGGAGTTCGTGCGGACTATTTCGACACCTCTGAACCCGCTTCACCGACCGTCTATATGGACAATCCGCAGGACTTGCGAGTCCTTGCTGCGGCTCTGCTTGCGGTAGCGGATTGGATGGAGGGCGGTAAGTGAAGAGTAGCGAACTAGACGCAGCCTATGCTGCATTGGATGAAATGGTCCAACAACGGGACGAGGCAAGGCGCATTGCCTGTGAACTGGAAGCACGAATCACCATGCTTGAGGAGGATCGTCGTGATACATCAAATAACTTTGGCACGAATCCGTGCTCAGAGATTATTCTGCCAGACTATCCTCTTGCAAGAGATCCTAAAGAGATCGCAAAGCGAAAGGGTTGGGATTGCTACAAGGAGGAAACTAAGTGAACGAACACGATGCCATCGCAAGGATCAAGCGACTGTCTCACAGCATCAACTGTGCAGATGAGATCGCAGAAGTGATTGAGCGGCTAATCAATGAGCGCGACGAGGCGAGGCGTAGTTATTGCTACGCAACGGGGAACGGATATGAGCAGAGGGCTATCAATGTCGCACAGAGCAAGGGGTGGGACTGCTTCACCACCGAAGTGACTATGGAAGAACGCAATGCTGCACTAGACCGCATTGCACAATTCGATCAGGAGAATGGATTACTATGATAGGAACACTTCTTATTCTTTTTGTCTACCTACTAGGAATTTTTACTGGACAATTGCTTGATGGTATTGTTATGTTGTTAGACAAGAAGAAACGATGAAAACAAAAACATTAAATGAACTTGAAGAGATGGTCTACGATCTTGCAATACTTAGCTATAAGATTGGTCGTATTGAGACAGATGGTACATCGACTCAAGCAAAGTATGATAAACTGGTTGAACAGCGTGACAATCTAAGAAATGAGATTGTTGGTATGTTCAAGTCTATTAAAAACTCATATCCCAACGAACTAGGTTGGGGCAAAGGAAAAGACGAATGATGGATAATATAGAGACAGATGAATGGTTACAGATGAACTTTCCAGTTGGCGGTGGTCCAGAAATTATCGTTGGTGGAGATTGTTACACCTCACCAAATCATTATATGGAGATTGAATTTCCTAAAAATAAGGACAATGCTTTCTTTGCTATTTACGAAACTCCAGAAGATAGAAATGGGTTGCGTAGTGATAAAGATGAACCTGTTGTTTCTTTTAGTATTTCGCGTGAATTACTTCTTAAGATTGTTCGTATTATTAAGGTAAGCAACGATATTTATTCTCTCTCCGATGACATGCGTGAGTGGTGAGGTATAAATGAATGAGTCTGTTCCAAAAGAAAACCGAATGTCCACGCTGCGCATCTAATGGTGAAGACCGCAGCGGAGATAATCTTGCGGTTTATGATGACCATGTGTATTGTTTCAAGTGTAGTTATTATCGTAATACAAAAGGAAAAGAGATGACTGTTGATATTGCTACGATTCAACCAAAAGAGTTTAAGACTCTCACTGGTTCTTACATTGATCTTGAGGATCGCGGTATTACGGAGAAAACTTGCAGACTATATGGCTATCAGGTAGCCAAGGTCAATGGCAAAGAAGTTCAGATTGCTAACTACTATAATAATGGTGAGCTAATTGGTCAACATCTTCGTGGTCCTAATAAGCAGTTTGCTTGGAAGGGATCAGCAAAGGGTGCTGAGCTTTTTGGACAGAACCTATGGAAGAATGGCGGCAAGCGTCTGGTTATTACTGAGGGTGAGATTGACTGCATGACTGTCAATCAAGTTCTTGGTGGCACTTGGCCCGTAGTCTCCATCCCAAATGGAGCGCAGTCAGCAGCTAAGTCTATCCGTGATAACCTAGAGTTTGTTAACTCTTATGCAGAAGTTGTTCTGTGCTTTGACATGGATGAGCCGGGTATCAAAGCGGCTAATGAGGTTGCCGAACTACTGCCACCGGGCAAGTGCAAGATTGCCAAGCTTCCCTACAAGGATGCTAATGAGTGTCTTGTTAATGCTCAGACTAAGCAGCTTGTGTCTGCTATCTGGGAAGCCCACCAGTATTCTCCAGATGAGATTCTACATATCTCCAAGATTGTAGATACATCTGAAACTATGACGGCTAGTAAGGTATATCCCTTTCCATACGACGGTCTATCAGAGTTCCTGATTGGACAGCGTGGTGGAGAGATTAGTCTATGGGCATCTGGTACTGGCTCAGGAAAGTCTACCATCCTCCGTGAACTTATGATGCACCATCTTTCAGAGGGTCGTAGCGTAGGTTGTATCATGCTTGAGGAATCTCCGCAGGAGACAATGGATGACATGATTAGTCTGATGCTTAACAAGCCTGTCCGTGCCATCCGTGCTTGCCGCATGATGAATGAGCTAAGAGTACAGATGGGTAAGAACCCTATCAATATGCAGATGATTGATGATCTAACTGATGAAGAATACTATACCGCTAAGCGTAAGCTTAGTGAGACTAGCTTCTATATCTATGATCATCTGGGCAACAACGCCATGCAGAATCTTCTTGCTCGTATGGAGTTCATGGCTGTTTCTCTTGGTGTTCAGGTTATCGTACTAGATCATATTACAGCAGCTGCTGCTGGTCTAATGGGTATGAATGATAAGGATGTTGAGGGTGGTGGCTCAGAGCGAATCATCATCGACACTCTTATGAAAGAACTGAGAGCATTGGCTGTCCGAACTGGTGTTCATATTGACATTGTATCTCAGCTTAAGAAATCGGAGAAGGCTTATGAAGAGGGTGATCGAATTACTTTACAAGATCTGCGTGGCTCCGGTGCTTTGGCTAGTGTACCTAACACAGTCATTGCCCTTGAGCGTGATCGCCAGAACACAGACCACAAGATTGCCAATACTACAATTGTTCGTGTTCTCAAGAATCGTCTAACAGGTCGGGCTGGTATTGCAGCAACACTATTCTATGACCACACTACTGGTCGTTTGAAAGAGATCGGCTTTGCTATGGCAGAGGATGGATCTATTGTCTTTGAACCAGAGGAGAATTAAATGAAGGTATGCGTCCTTGATATTGAAGGTAACGGACTTGGTGAACTAATCCTTGACAGCAAGGGTAAGCCTTATACAGAGGCTACTCGTATTCTGTGTGCCGCTACCAAGGTCAATGACGAAGAACCAATCCTTTGGCTAGAACATCAGATGAAAGATCTGATCAAGTACCTCAGTGAGATGCCCGTGATTATCGGACACAATATCTGGGGTTACGATTTTCCCGTAATGCGTAGACTGTACGGGATGGCGCGACCTAAGTGCATTGTTGATACGCTCGTTATCAGCAAGTTGATGCATCCAGACATCAACAATCACCCACTAGGTGACAACTCTCTGGCTTCTTGGGGCAAGTATCTTAAGTTCCCCAAGATTGATTACACAGGTGGATGGGCGCAGTACTCAGATGAGATGGGTACTTATTGCTTGCAGGATGCCAGACTAGGCATGGCAATTTATAACGCACAGAAGCTATTCATCACAAAGAATAAGGACTTGGTTCGCTTTGAGAGCCGAGTATCTGAAGTTCTAATGGAGCAAATAGAGCATGGCTTTAACTATGACAGTAATGCAGGAGACAAGTTGTATCAAGAACTTATGCTTGAGAAGCTTGGTATTGAAGATGAAATGCGTGAGATCTTTCCTGATAAGATCATCATCCGTCATTCCGAAAAGACGGGCAAGAGACTAAAGGATAAGATTGAAACATTCAATCCCGGTAGCCGACAGCAGATTGCATCCCGCCTAACTGAAAAGTATGGATGGAAGCCACCCCTGACAGACAAGGGAAATCCAAAGGTAGACGAGTCAGTACTTGCTACTCTTGAATATCCCGAAGCAAAGAAGTTAACTGAGTACTTCAATACTGTTAAGCTTATGGGTATGGTTGAAGATTGGAATACCCGCGTAACAGCCAGCAGAGATCATCGTATCCACGGTGGTATCAATGCACAAGGTGCTGCTACAGGTCGTTGTACCCACAGCCAACCTAACATTGCTCAGGTAAGTGGCGACCATCGTGCAAGAGAATTATGGGTTCCAGATGTTGGAGAGACTTTGGTTGGTGCT